ATTAGGCATAGCACTACTATGATGTACTTAACTATTCTCATTAGAACAGCTTAGAAGTAACTTTTAGAGCATTTAGAGTCACATAGTGTGTGCCATTGTATTCTCTACCTCTCAGTTCGAATGTCACCTCTACCACGTCATTAACTTGGATAAAGTCTAGTAGATAAGTATTGTCATTCACTAATTGGAACTTTACTTCTTGAGGATACTTATCCTCTGTCTCTCCTACTTTGAGGATAAATTCTAGGACTCTGAATTTTTCAGATACTTGTTTCGCTGGCAATTTAGTGATGATTGCTCCTGTTGCTGTGTGTTGATTCATTTTGCTAATTTATATAGGTTTAAAAATCTTGCTGTGCTACACTTGAATTCTTTCATTGGATTGTCTGTAGTCGCTTGAGTCACTTGATAGATGACCATTCCTTCTTTCTCTGAGATAGGCACAACTAACTGCTCTCTAGTCTCGTTTTTGTACGTTTTGTTTACTTGTATCATTTTTTGTTGTTTAAATTGTTAAATTCTTCTTTGCTTACCTTCTTAACATCTAGTTGGTCATAGTTGTCTGTTACCAAAATGCAATAGTCATGACCTGACTTGTTAAATGTCTTAGCTGAGTATCTAGCATACTTGAGATTCTCTAGGCTTGACTCAATAATGAAGTAGGATTTTTCCATTAGTACAGCCATCTTAAGAATCTTCTAATCAATCCTACTTGAGGCTGTGGAGTCTGTTCAACTACTACAGATGGTGTTCTTCTGCGTCTTTTAATTTCAGGTGGTATCTGTATGGATTTCATTTCTTGTCTTTCTATAAATTTTATTTCTTGTTGTGGATTGCGATTTTTACTAATTGATATAAATTCTTCTCTAAATTTTTGCACTAACTTAGCACTAGGTGGTATTTTTTCATTCCATTTATAAGAACAAGTTTCATAGTCATAGTAAACAATATTGTGTCTTGTTAAAAATTTGCCCCAATATATATTAATTTGTTGATTACTAACTAATTTGCTTACTGAGTGGTTATTATTTTCATCTAATTCATTTTTAATAAATTGTATAGCTTTTAAATATTTTTTATCTGTTTTATCTTTATTATTTTGATTTACTTGCATGTTATTTGTTATTTAATTGGTTAATATATTCATTGTAGTACTCAGTACAAGCTAAAAGACGCTCTCTAATAGCTTCTTCTGTAGAAGTGTTACGTTCATACTCAAGCACTGTGATTCGTTTCTTAGGCTCAATGTGAGATACCTTGTGGATAGTTTTGTTATCCCAGTCTGAAAGTAGAAAGTCATCTGTATCAATCATGCAGTAGATTAGCTCAGCTAATTGCTTATCACAAAGCATCATGTAGCCTCTTAGTTGCCATTCATAATCTTTGTTAATTCCTTCAGCTGAAATAGCTGGGAAAGTCTCTAATGACCATGAAGTCTTAATATCAATGATTGAATTCTCTAAGATGATGTCAGGTGTACCTATTAGACAGTCATTCTCAATAGTGTCTTCATTCTTGATATAGAATGTGTCTCTTACTTGGTTAACAAGTTCAATTGATTCATGCTCCCAGTCAGTGCCTTTCTGCATTGCTTTTGTAGATACAAATGAATTGTAGCCAAAGAAGTCTTCTTTTGCTTTGTTAGCTATGTAAGACTTAGTAGTCTGACTTAATAACTCTGACTTTGTTCTTGACTCAGTCATGAGCTTTCCTAGTGATGATGGATGCCATTTCATAATGCTTGTATTTGTTGTTTGGTTAGTGTAAAATCTGCTTTTAATTTCTCTGCTGTGTACTTGCCTGACTCAATAGACTTAAGAGCCTCTTTGAATCTGTCATCTGTTAGTGTTGGCTTTGTTGCTTGTTTAACTGAGTTGCCATCATCATCTACAGCTTGAAGGCTCAAAAGTGATTGAAGTGTTGCTCTTCTGTAGTAAGTTGTTGCACTAATCATTTTTTGTGGATCAATGTTGTCAGGTAATGTTAACCATGACTCAATCATCTCACCAGTCTCAATGTCAATTATCTGAGTAGTCAGAATCTTGTCATGGATAGGTTGAATTAGGAGCAATCCATTCTCATGAAGGATAGGCTCAACTGTCTCAAGCAATGCATTGATGTCAGCATAGCTCTTTTTAAAGTGAGGATTGGTGGAGTTCTTCACTACCTTTCCAATACTCATTTTTGCCTTGTGAATTTTAATCCACAATGACACTTTGGTTACTTCTGTTTGCATATATATTTATTTAATTGTTTACAAATGTAATAATAATTTTTAATTGTGCAACTATTTATAATAAAAATAATTGAATATACCACCATTTAGGCTCAATTATCTGACCGATGTACTTATCATCTGTATAGTCTTCACCATTCCAAATTACTTGAGTCACTCTGTAGTATTCCACTCCACCAAAAAAATTAAGCTTAGTCACTTCACCTACAAAGTAGCAGTCAGTGTCTTCTGTATCTTTAATTTTATCTCCTATTTTCAGCATGTCAAAGTATCATACCATTCAACAAATGTATCAAAGTCTCTAGCAATGTAATAGATACCTCCAGCAGTCTCTATCTTATTCTGATAGTCTTTCTGTACATCTGACTGTCTATCTCTACCATACTTGACTTCAATCTTAACTGACTTACCATTGATAGTAGCTGAGATATCTGCTGTGCCCTTAGTGCCTTGTCCTGGTGTCCACTTACCTGGTAACTGCTTTGTGTAAGCTATCTCACCAGTTCCTACTTGAATCTTGTTACCTTCTCTATACTGGCCTTGATTACCTATTCTCTCAGCTTGGTTACCAGTTGCATTGATGTAAAAGATTATAGACTTAGTCAGGCTGTTAGCTGAGTTGTCAGCCCACTCTGTTAGTGCTATGTACTTTGGATTCATTGATGACTTAGCCATCATTATCTCAAGCTCTAAGGCTTTGAGTTTTGCTTTGTTTTCTTTTGTCATTTAATATTTATTTTATAAGATTCAAATTTTTGTTTTAGTTGGTCATTCTCAAGCTCCAAATACTTTAAATGTGAGTGTATTTTGTTAAAATGCTCTTGTATCATTAGCATCCTATTGTAAGTCTTCTCAAATCGCTTAATTATAGCCTCATTTGGTATCTCTTCATTTTGTTTCTTGATTAAATTTCTCTCAACATCAATCAACATTTCATTTAAAAAGTATTCACTTCTTTTGTATTGAGCTTCTAAAATGTAGCTGATATCAACTTTCTCAAATGCTTGCTCCATTTCTTGAGTCTCTGCTAGTATTTGTTTTATATTTACGTGTGTCATAGTAATGCTTTTTTATTTAACTCATCCCAAATGTCAGGAATTACTTTTACAACTTCTTTTTCTCGCTTAATAAACATTATGTGTTTCATTCCATTTGGCTCACTATAATCTACCTCAATCTCAAAGAATTTAACATACTTATTGAATGCCTGAGTAAAAGCTGTTTTACTTTTAAATCCATACTTTCCTACAGTATTATTATAGTCATTAAATAACTTATCATAATTATACCAGTCATTAAATTTAAGTCCTTGCAACTGGTTGTGTAGCTCAATGTTAATCTCAGTCTGTAGCTTTTTTAAAGGCAGTGAAATTTTATCATAATCTATCAATCCATTCTGTAAGTATTTCTTAATACACTGAATCATGTAGCTGTCAAATCTTGCCCATTCCTCATCATTCCAGCTGTCAAATAACTTATGACCAAAATAATGGATAGGGGTATACTTTGAATTAAAAAATGTACTTAGCTCAACTTCAAATTTTCTAGCATCATGTGATCCACCTGAACCTTTTAAAGTGTAATTTGTTGTAATTAATATCTTAGGACTTTCAGAGATTGGTAGCTTAATAGTGTCAACACCTTTATAAGTGATGTCAATACCTTCTGTTATCTCAGAAAATAAATTCTCAAATAGAAAGTTCTTTTTAACATCATCATAAACAAGCACTTGAGTATCTGTCTTAACACTAGAGTATTTGAATTTATCTGTATGGTCAAAGAATTTACCATTAAGTGAGTGAACTTTTTTAAGGTGTTTCAATGCGTTCCAAAATAAACCTTTACCACTTCGACCATTAGGTTCATCTGAGATCATCTCATCATTTAAAATGATAGCTCTATTCTCACATCCAATATTAAAAGAATGTAGTAGGTAACCAATTACTGACTGGAAGGTGTTGTACCTTGCAACTGCTTGCTTGTAGTTTTCAATCTCTTTTGAGTTAGGTTTGTCGCTTAGTGTGAAACCTCCTGAGATTAACCAAATAAAAGTCCTATATTCACTCTCGTGATGGTCACATTCTTTGTAGTCTCTATCTATAATTTGATCCTTCCAAACATTGATGTTTAAATCTTTATAGCTTTTAAGCTCAGTTTTCTCTTTAGTAACCTCTAAAATGCCATTTCTGTAGTATAAAAAACAACTGCTATCAGTATCTTTTAGTAGATTAACCTTCTCAGTTTTTATCATTGAGAGATAATCACGCTTAAACATTGATAATTTAGAAGTAATTAAGTTAAAAACATTCTCATTAAAATTGTTTTGCTGAATAAAATCTAGGATAAAATCTTTGATGTCAATTTCATTAACAATATTCAAAAATATACCATCCTTTTTTATGATATTAAAACTGCTGTTTTCGTTAGGTTTATTCTTAAAGTAGTTATTCTGCTCTAAGAACAATTTGAACTGGTAGTTATTGATGTAATACTTACCATCTTGAGTTTTGCTCCAAAAATCTTTATATTCCATTTATTATTGTTAGATAAAAAAAGCCTGTTAACTTTCGGAGGGCAGTCCTACTAATTAACAAGCTTTTACAATAATTTCTTTAAGTTCCTGCCCGAACCTTGATGTAAAAATAAGAATAATAATCTAATATAAAAAACTTTCCTTAAACTTTATATAAACTTTCTAAAAGTCGGGGAGCATTTTCTTAGTGTTTATAAGGCTTTGAAGTATGTTTCCTCACTTTCTGACTTTTTTTTCTACTTTATTTTTTAAAAAACTCTATACTCTTTTGAATTAAAAAATAGAAAAAAGTAGGGAAAAGTAGGGAAAAGTAGCTGTATCCTTTATGTAGTATAGTTTTTAGCTTCCTCACTTTTAAAAAGTTTTAGGATAGTTTTGTGTTTTTGACTACTAAAAGTCAGGAAAAGTCGGGAAATTACACCTATCTTTCTATGTACTGATTGTTAGCTATTCTATCCTTAATTATCCTTAAATCTGTGGTGTTGTTGCAGTTGATAACATCCTCAAAGATAGAATACTTAGGTAGTTCAATTGGTGCTTGACCAGGATAGAGATACTCTTTAATGTGAGCTATTGCCTTGTCATAAATTATGTCAGAATTTTGGAATTGTTTGTCCACATTTAGTCCATTTAATACTGTTGCATGATTTTTATCTAGCATTACACCGATATCAATCAGCTTATAACCTAATTTTCTTAACTCTGAATAAATATAAGCTCTCTTGTAAATCAAGTCTCTATCTCTACAGCTGGTGGTCAGGTCATAAAGATTGATTATGTATTTTATTTTATCTATCATTTTATAATTTTTTAAGATTTTTAATAATTAATTCTAAACATTTTACTACGATGCTGTTGCCAGCTTGCTTGTACGCTTGTGAGTCTGATACTGGCCATGTGAATGAATCAGGAAAGTCCATTAATCTAAAACATTCACGAGGGGTTAGTCTACGGATTTTGTTAGTAGTTGCATAAACTTTTTTACAGCTATCAATGTACTCAGAACTTGATCCTTGACGTCCTATAGCTTCAGTTATACAGTTGTGATATTCAGGAATTTTTATCACAGCTTGACCACTACCATCCTCTCTAGCTCTTGCTGGTATAGTAGGACAATTGTTATCCTCTGTCTCACGAAAACCTTGACCATCTTTGTGTGTTCTCCAAGTACCAACCATCACACCTTGATTACAAGCTGTGTCTAATGTTTGTAAAACTTCTTTACCAACTCTACCTCTTCGTGTGTCTGAGGATGCAAAACCAAAATTAATACTATCACCTTCAGTAGCTTCTTCGTATCCTTTTGCTGTGCCTGATTTGACTTTGATATATTGACAATCTCTTGGAATTTTGTAATAACTAGCTGGAATGCAACTACTATTTTTAGGTATATCTTTTTTTAAAATATCTTTATTTGTTTGATGTCTTAACAGATAATTAACTGTTTTCTCACTCAAAAAATACTTATCATCTACATCATTCTCTAGCACATCTTTAAGTCTATTAGTCAAATAAACTTCTTGCGGCCAGTCAAAAACATTATCCTCATCATCACGAATACCAATGATAAAAACTCTCTCTCTATTCTGTGGCACACCTAATTTTTTAGCGTTCAAAACTTTCCAATAAATATGATAAGGTACAGCCTCATCTGTAGGAAAAATTACTGGCACACTATTGACTGATTTTCCACCTAAATGATTGATCCATTCTTGAAATGTGCGTCCATTGTCATCTGAAAGTAGACCTTTGACATTCTCAAAAATAAAAAATCTAGGTTTATTTTCTTGGATAAATTCGTGTGAGTTAAAGAATAACACACCTCTTTTATCATCCTTACCTAATCTCTTACCAGCTAAGCTAAACGCTTGACATGGCGGTGAAGTCATATAGATATCAAGTGAGTCAGATGGTATCTCTCTATCATACACATTTTTAGGATAGTACTTAGGCTCTCCATAGTTATGAATGAAAGTTTCTCTAGCATACTTATCCATATCACAAGCGAATACTTCTTCAAAGTCAATACCTAATCTATTCAGAGCTTGATTAAATGCTCCTACTCCACTGAAATCACTTCCTACCTTTATCATAACTCTTCTTTAAATTCTGTTTCTAGCCATTGTCTAAATGCTCTTTGGATGTTCACTTGCTGAGATTGTGCCTCAAGCTCTGCATCATGGATGATGATGTTATCTACCTTGCGTACCTCATCTATAAATGAGTTACCATGTCTTTTGCACATTCTGTATAGTGGCACATCTTCCAATAAGTCAGCTAGCACTGGTAGTAATGCCACTACAGCTAGGAGCTTTTGTTGGTGATTCATAGCTCTTCTACTTTATAACCATTGTTAATATACCATTGTGGTGTCTCTGGTAGGTCATCAGGATACTTCTCATCTTGTAAGCATCCATTGTGGTCAAGGTAGCAATACCACCAAAATCCACCTAACTCTTCTACTGAGTCTTCTAACCATACTCTGTGTGTTGATTTCATCTTATTCTGATTTATTTATTTCGTTAAAATATTCGGCAAATGCTACCATAGCATCATAGTGGTAAGCAGAATAAACAGCATCTTCCGTGTTGTTTTTTTCTCTCCATTGCTTTACAAAATCATCCACTAAATTTTCCGCTTTGATTTCTTTTTGTTCTTGTGTTTTTTTCATCTTATTCTGATTTAAAAGTTTCATTGTAATATTTTTCACCTAAGATAAAATCTTTTTTATCTACAACCATATCAACACCATCTCTATTTGCTTTGATTATCTGCTCCTTTTCCATTGCTTTTGCTTGTTCTTTGGCTTGTGTCCACTCCGCACACGAAGTTACACCGCTTTCAAAAAAATCTGCTAACCATTCTACTGCTGTTTGTTTCATCTTATTCTGATTTAAAGGTTTCTTTGTAGTATTGTTCTGCTCTTTCATAATCATAACCACAAATGTCAAAGCCATAATTATTTGCAAATTCAATTTTCTGCTCCTTCTCCATTTCTTTGGCTTGTTCAATAACATTCATTTCTTCTTCAGTTGCAAATATTTCTAATTTATCAACCAACCAATCTACTGCTGTTTGTTTCATCTTATTCTGATTTAAAGGTTTCTTTGTAGTATTGTTCAGGTGTTCCATTAAATAATGCATCTCTTGCATCAATTATCTGCTCTTTTTCCATTTCTTTGGCTTCTTGTAATAATTTAACTTTGGCAATAATAAAATCATTACCATCCATATTAGTAATTTCTGCTTTTGTTATTAGGTTTTCCATTTGTAAGAATAACCATTCTACTGCTGTTTGTTTCATCTTATTCTGTTTTAAAAGTTTCATTGTAATATTGTTCTGCTGTAATTTGTAACAAATATCTATCATCCATATAAGCCTCAATTATCTGTTCTTTTTCCATTTCTTTGGCTTTTTGAAATTCTGCTTGGCTTATAAAATTATCTTTTAATAATGGGTCGTTATACCTTTTTTCCAACCATTCTACTGCTGTGTCTTTCATAGCTCCTCAATTTTTAAGATTAAACATATCCACTTGTCCACCATCAAGAATGCATGATGCTTGTCGTATGCCTTCACTATCTTGAAGGACTTGTCTTTCATTGTTACTCTGTATGTTTTCATTTTTTGCTCTTAGGTAGTTTATATATAGTAAGATGTTAAAGTGACCTCTTTTAGTCCAGTAGGATTCAATGTCAGCTAAGTTCATGTTCTTCAATTTCTCCGTTATTACATCCACACTCCTCTTCAGTGTAGTGAATTTCATTTCCAAATGTGCAGTAGTGTACCTCTACAGTACCCTCTCCATTGCAGTCAGGGCAAATCATAGCTCACAAGTTTTAATAATGTTGTACTTTTTGTGCTTGAATGTGCTCAGGTTTCTTTTTTTAGGAGCAGTCAAGTTGAATTCTTTTATCATCATGTTGTAAGTATTCCAAATTGATTTCCATCTTGTTGATGGCTCAGAGTCTTTACCATATTGATCCATGACAAATAGGTACATGTCCCAGCTTTTTTTCTCTTCTTGAATGATGTGATTAATTAAATTTTGCATGTTACTTTGATTTTAGGGTTAAAATTTTGATGGTTGCTACTATGCTGTAAAGCACTAATAAATAAACGATTTTTCCTTCCATGATTTATTGTTTTGGTTAATAATTATGAAACAAAGTTAGTAACTGTTTTCATATATGCAAACATTTTAACATATTTTAACATTTGATAAGATAAAAAAACCCATGCAGTTTATATTCGTCAATATTCTTACATGGGGGTTTGTCATAAGTTATACTTTTCAGCTTTCCTTTGCACAGAAAAAGACCAGAGATGGGGCTGTAGCAGAACAGTCTCAGGTACTGTAATACAAAGATAAAAAAAAGGGATAAACTATTCCTAGATCATCCCTTCTTGTGTTATTGTAACCAAACAATATACATGCGTGACAAATATACTTATTTTTTTCTTCTAAGCAAGAATTTTATTAACTTTCCCACAAAGCCTGACTGCTCATTTACATCTACATTCACCTCACCATTGGTAACTTGTACGTCTACCTTATCAGTATCTATTTTAAGGCTCTTAGAGTCACTTTCTTTGTGAAAGTCTACGTCTACTTTATCTGTGTCTACTTTAACGTCTGTAACGCCATCTTTTCGTGTTACTTTAATATCTACATTCTTAGTGTCAATGTTGATGTTGATGTCTTTTTTCTTTTTTGGCTCTTTCATTATGCTTCGTTTTGACTTATTCTACCTTGACTCTCTAATTTTATTACTCTTACATTAGCTGGTTGTGCTATTTTCCACGCTGTTCTTCTAGCTTCATGCAATCTATTCTTAGCTATCCTCATAATGCTAACTTCATTGCCTTGATTACCACCAATTATGTGATAGTGAGTTTTGTCTTCACCTACATAGATACCAACGTGTCCACCGCCATCACGCTTGAAGGTTAGTACATCACCTAGCATTGGTTGATTGACGTGTGTGCCATACTTAGCCCAGTTTAAAGCCCATAATGGACTATCTACTACCTCAACACCAGCTTTGTGAGCACAGTATGCAATAAATAAACCACACCAGGGGATCTCATCATTTGTGTATGCCTTAAGTCCAAGCTCTTTTGCCCAGTCTAAGATGATAGGGTTGTGTGCCTTGCCTACAATCTCCTTAGTGCCTATCAATTTGATAGCTTGCACTAAGATTTTAGGAGCTTTCTCCTCTTCTAGCCAACTATATTTCATAGTAATAAATTGCAATTAAACCTAAAATCATACCACAAACAGAAGCTAACACAATCTCCATCACTTCTGTACTGTTAGCTGAGATAAAGTAGCTCCAATAGTGCCAGCAGTTACTAAATATCCAGCAATATCTA